CACCATATCTTCGCCACTGTTTTCGTTAGCCCCTGCGGTCATACGGGCTAATGTATCACCAATAATAAGGTTAACTTTTTCGCCAGTGTCAGATTCTATTTGCTTGGTCAGTTCAATAACTTCGGTAGCGTGTTTATCGCTTGTAAAGAAATTAACTGGAATTTGCACTATAAATAGATTCTGCATTTTGCATTGATAGAAATCTTTAATGGCTTGTACTCGGCTAATAACACTTGATGGGCTTTCGGTAGCTAGGTAAATGACTGCACCCTTTTCTACTTGTTTACCCATAAACCGAATACCTTCACAAATGGCATGGGCCATTGATAGAGCATAGAATGTTTTACCACTGTTGCTGTCACCATAAAGCATGGATTGTGATTTTCTAACCACCATGTCTTGGATTAATTCATCAGGGGCTTGGTAGTCTAGCGATAGTGAGTCCCCACTAACCACTCTAAGAACTTCATAAATGCTGCTGGCTGGCGGCATTAAAAGTAATAATAGGTCTTCATTGCTTTTTTCTTGCGCGTAATCATTAGCATCACCAAGGGTTGGTGGCATAATTACTTTAGCAGAAGAACGAACACTGGCTTGATCTGCATACTTTTTACCAACGCCATGCTCATCATTATCTGCAACAATAACTAACTCTTGCCCTATGCCATACTTGTCTCGCATTATTTTAGTAACTGCTGGAATATTGCTTGCACTATAAGCAACAACACAAGGTCTGCCAGTGGCTTCGGTAATAGTAGCTGCGGTTGCAAAACCTTCGGCTATAAATAATGGCCCTGATTCGTCCATAGTGCCAATAGTCCAGAACTTGCCAGACACTGCACCACCAGAATGAAACTGCTTGCTACCTTCTGCGCTTATATACTGTAAACTGCTGATGCTATCATCTTCACCATATAGTGGTAGTGCTAGTCTGCCGTCACCAGTAACGCGTGAGCCGTGAGATTTAACGCCTTTATGCTGTAGGTATGGGTGGGTATCTTCTGAGCCTGTACATTTAGTCCAGATTGTTTCTACTGTAATGCTGGCAACTTCACGTTTCTGGGCCATTTCTGCATCACGGACTTTCTTTGCTTCGCTTAACCTACGGCTATTTGCCATTTGCTCGGCACTGCTAAGTTCACGCCCTACGTTTGCTCGCCAAGTGACTTCTAAATCTAGCCGCCAATCGCCAAATCTGCCAGCAGGAATACCATCTGCAAAACAACAGTACCAACTGTTCTTGTCTTTCTTACCACTGCCAGCCCATCGGTGTAATTTACCATCCAAGAATACTTGGGCTGGTGGTGTTAAGCCAGATGCCTTCATAGCATCTATTAACTGAAATTCTGGTGGCTCGGCTCTTGGTGCTTCTTGAGGTTTAAATGGGTGATCAAATATTCTTGCCATTTTCGCGAGCCTCTAAATAGTTGTAGAGTGCTTCCACAGTGGAATATTTAGGGTCAGTTTCGCCCCTCATTAAACGCGTAACAACGTTGTATTTTAAGCCAGAGGCTTCGGCAACTTTGCGCAGATTACTGTCTGCAAGTTGCTCTTTAACTAACTGAAGATTCATTTTTATTCCCTTTTATGTAAATTTATTTATAAAAACGCTTTTAAATATACCAACAAATGATTATACTGTATACAACTTCAAACGGAATATTTCCAACCGAAGTTATAAAAAGGAATAAACATAATGTCAATTCAATTAAAAAGCACAGGCGATATCCACGCCAAAGGCTTAAAAGTTCTAGTATATGGACAAGCAGGGTCTGGTAAAACAACCCTAACTAAAACGCTACCTAAACCCGTTGTTCTATCTGCGGAAGATGGTTTGTTATCACTTAAAGATGACAATATACCTTTTGTAGAAATAAAAAACATTGGAGATTTACACGATGCCTATAGTTGGTTGAAAGATTCAGATGAATTTCAATCGGTAGTTTTAGATTCAATATCAGAGATTGCAGAAGTCGTTTTAGCCCACGAAAAAAAGGTTAATAAAGATGGTCGTGCAGCTTATGGCGAAATGGATGTCCAATTAAGCGAAATAATTAGGGCATTCCGAGACCTAAATATGCACGTTTTAATGACCGCCAAGTTAGAAAAGCAACAAGACGAGATGGGCAGAATGCTCTATTTCCCGTCATTGCCCGGCAACAAGACCGCCCAAAAACTCCCGTATTTTTTCGATGAAGTGTTAGCACTTCGGATAGAAAAAGATGAAGAAGGCAAAACTCAACGGGCATTAATGTGCGATTCAGACGGCCTATGGTTGGCTAAAGACCGCAGTGGCAAGTTAGAGGCTTGGGAAACGCCAGACCTTGGGGAGATTATTGCCAAGATTGGCGGTGTATCGTGAGCATCTATAACGATTGGTTAAACGCAAAAGCCGATGAAAAACACGCGATTGAAAAAAGACGCTTAATAGAAGATAAACTGGTTCAAGAATTTGCGCCAGAACATTTTAACGGCACTAAGTCAATCAGCGTCAAAGGCTACAACATTAAAATTGTTGAGCGGCTAACCAATAAAGTTGATGGGGACAAGTTACAAGAACTAGCAGCCGATGCTGGATTAACCAGCCATTTAGGTGAACTATTTCGTTGGACACCAACCATTAACATGGCAAGCTGGAAAGCTGCCGATGAAAGTATTACCGAAGCATTACTAGGGGCTGTAACCACAAAAGCTGGTCGCCCATCATTTACTATAGAAAAGGAAGCATAATCATGGCTAATTTAGGTCAATCTTTTAACACAAGCGAAATCCCACAAAGCGAAAGCAACTTTGAGCCAATTCCAGCAGGTTGGTATTCTTGCGCCATTGGTAGTGCAGAATTAAAAGACACTAAAGCAGGGACAGGGCAGTATATCGCTATACGATATAACATCACGGGACCAACCCATGAAGGCCGAGTTATTTTTGGCAACTTAAATATTCGCAACCCTAACCCTAAAGCACAAGAAATTGGTATCCAACAACTGGGCGAGTTAATGAGGGCCATTGGCTTGGCTTCGGTAGAAGATACCGACCAGTTAATTGGCGGTCAGTTAGAAATTAAAGTCAAGATTCGTGAAGCAAGTGGTGGGTACGATGCTTCAAATGATGTAAGTGGCTTTAAAGCAATGAAAGGTGGGGTAGCACCCGTTGCTTCATCACCTACTGCGGCACCAGCATCTGGTACGCCGCCTTGGGCTAAATAACACCCATAAAAAAGACGGGCTGTAAAATGCCCGTCAATATCTGCATAAATACTATAAAAGGAGATTTCATTATGGCAAAAATACCAGAACCTGTCCAACATATTTCAGCATTAATAGATCAAGCACATGAAGCAAGGCAAGAACAACCAAGACCCCATTTAGGCTGTTCTGGCTTAGGACACCATTGCGATAGATGGTTATGGCTATCTTTTAGATGGGCTATTGTAGAGCAATTCCAAGGTCGCATACTGCGTTTATTTAGGCGAGGGCATTTAGAAGAACCTCAAATTATTTCAGATTTACGAGCAATAGGTATAGATATTGATGGTAGCCAAGAACGAGTGGATTTTGGTTCCCATGTATCTGGCAGTGTAGATGGTGTTATTCATAATGGCGTACCTACTGCGGAAAATACAAAGCATTTAGCAGAATTTAAAACCCACAGTAAAAAGAGTTTTGACGATTTAAAGAAAGGCGTACAAGCATCTAAGCCTATGCACTACGTTCAGATGCAGGTGTATATGCTAGGGTTAAAGTTAAAAAGGGCTTTATATGTCGCTGTTTGCAAAGACGATGATAGGTTGCATACAGAGCGTATTCATTTTGATATTGACGTTGCTAAAAAAGCTGTCGCAAGAGGTAAGCGCATAGCCCTATCCGATAGACTGCCAGAACCATGTAGTGGTGCTAGCAAGGCTTGGTATCTTTGCAAGTTCTGTGCAGCTTACAAATTCTGTCACGAAAATGAACCCACCAAGCAAGGTAATTGCAGAACTTGCGCCCATGCAACCGCCAAAGCAGATTCAACATGGCGTTGTGAAAGGCATAATTCAGAAAATATACCATTGGATTACCAGCGCACTGGTTGTGACAGTCACGTTATACACCCAGACCTAGTGCCGTATAAGCGCAAAGAGGCAGAAAGCGAATGGGAAGCCATTTATATTATTAACGGCAAGGAAGTTTTAAATGGTGAAAGTGGTTATAGCGGTCAAGAAATTATTGCCAACCCAGACCAGTGTGCTAGTGGCGGTGGGGATAAATTAAGGGAAGCATTTAACGGGAGATTTATTGGATGATATTAAGAGACTACCAGCAAAGGTCTATTGATTTGCTTTACAACTGGTTAAGAAACAACCAAGGCAACCCTTGCTTGGTGCTGCCTACTGGTAGTGGCAAAAGCCATATTGTAGCCGAACTTTGCAAAGATGCATTAACCCAGTGGCCCGAAACAAGGGTTTTAATGCTAACCCATGTTAAAGAATTAATTCAGCAAAACGCAGAGAAAATGCGCCAACATTGGGCTGGCGCACCAATGGGGATATACAGTGCTGGATTACGGCAAAAAAACTTAGCAGAACCTATTACATTTGCTGGCATTCAATCTATCCGAAACCGAGCAGATGAAATAGGCCACATCGACATAATTATTGTAGATGAATGTCACCTTATATCGCACAAAGATGAAGGTGGTTATCGTAAACTTATTCAAAAATTATTTGATATTAACCCTCATTTGCGTGTCGTTGGACTAACGGCCACCCCATTTAGGCTAGGGCATGGGTACATAGATGAAGAGGGCGCATTGTTCCATGACCGCATTGAGCCAGTAACCATTGAAGAGTTAATACACAAGGGTCACTTGTGCACACTTAGAAGCAAAAGCACCACAACCAAACTAAATGTAGATGGTGTAAATAAGCGAGGTGGAGAATACATAGAGTCTGAACTGCAAGCGGCTGTGGATAACTATGAAACAAATTCACAAGTTACAGAGGAAGTTATCCACAGGGCAAAAGATTGCAAGCATTGGTTATTTTTCTGTACTGGTGTTAATCACGCTGAACACATGGCAGAGGAATTAAATGATATGGGAATAACCGCAGCTTGTGTGACAGGTAAAACACCAGCAGCAGAAAGAGCAGAAATCATTAGGCGTTTTAAGGCTGGGGAGATTAAAGCATTAACCAATGCCAATGTATTAACCACTGGGTTTGATTTTCCAGACATTGATTTAATCGTAATGCTTCGGCCTACAATGTCCCCTGCTCTTTATATGCAAATGGCTGGCAGGGGTTTAAGGCCAAAAAAACACACCAAGCATTGTTTGGTGTTAGATTTTGCAGGCAATATATCCACTCATGGACCAATTACCAGAGTTAGACCACCTCAAAAGTCAGGCGGTGGTGGTGAAGCACCGATAAAAGTATGTGATGTATGCCACGAAATAGTCCACATATCCGTTATGGTTTGCCCATCATGCGGCAATGAATTTCCCGAAAGCCAAAATAAAACACTTATGCAGTTGCGAGATGATTGCATTATGGGTACTGATACCGAGTTAAAAATGGCGGTGGCTAGTTGGCAGTGGGATGAATACACCAGCAGGGCTGGAAATGAAATGCTTAGAGCCACCTATTACGGCAAATCATTAAGCGATAAACCAATTACTGAATACTTTTGCGTAAATCATAGCGGCTATGCTGGTCAAAAGGCTTTAGGACAAGTTAATACGATTGCCCATGCTAGCGGGTGTCATGCCGAGTTAGTTGCTGCCAACGGCTTATATCAAGCCTCAGTAGCGTTTAACCAAGCAACCCCACCAGATGCTATTGATTATGAAAAGAATGGTCGGTTTTTTAATGTAATAAGGAGAAATTATGCGTCATAAGACCCCGAAAGTGGTTGAAGAGTACAACGCAAAGGTTAACGCCATTGTCGATATTAACGAACCTAAATGTTGCCACACTTGTGACTATTACATGGAGAATGGATTATGCCAACAGTACCAAATAGAGCCGCCAGAAGATTTCGCAAGCCAACTAGATCAGTGTCAAGATTGGCTACCAATAATTCCGTTTTAAAAATACCCAGTGAGCATGAAGAGCAAGTGTTATTTGTTCAATGGTTTAGGCGCACTTATGTAGATGTGCGCATCTTTGCTATTCCCAATGGTGAAAAGCGGTCACAAAGTGCAGGGGCTAGATTAAAGGCAGAAGGTGTTTCTGCTGGCGTTCCAGACCTTTACATACCTGCATGGAACACTTGGATAGAAATGAAAAGGTCAAAAGGCGGTAGAGTTAGCGAGAAGCAAAAAGATTGGATTGCCTATTTAGAAGGTATAGGCCACAAAGTGTTTATTTGTGCTGGTTTAGATATTGCTAAAAAAGTTACTAAAAAGGTATACAGTGATACCTTATAAGGTATATTATGGTCATAAGTTAAGTAAATAAATAAAAGGAAATAA